ATACGACGCCCTCGATACCTCAATGGCGGCCCGCGAGGAACCGCTTTTCATTGTCATATCCACACAGAGCAACGACCCGCAGCACATTTTGTCTCAACTCATCGATGACGGCATATCCGGGCGCGATCCGTCAACCGTGTGTCATTTGTACGAGATCCCCGAAGACGTCGACGTGTTCGACGAGAAGAACTGGAAGAAGGCGAACCCGGCCCTCGGTGATTTCCGGTCCCTGCCGGAAATGCGGACGGCGGCGAAACGGGCAAAGCGTATGCCATCCTTTGAGGCCGCTTTCAGGAATCTTTACTGCAACCAGCGGGTAGATGCCAAGTCGCCATTGATAGCTCGTGCAGAATGGGAAGGATGCAAGGGAGAGGCGGCGATTGAACCGGGAGCAAGTATTTACCTTGCCCTTGACCTGTCGGGAAAAATAGACCTTACTGCGCTTGTGGGTGTGTCAGACGGAGACTGCGACGCTATCAAGGCGTGGTTCTGGAAGCCAGGCGATACCATCCGCGAACACGAGAACCGCGACCGAGTGCCCTACTGGACATGGAAACGGCAGGGCTACATCGAGGCCACACCGGGCAGGGCGGTAAACTATGATTTTGTCGCCGAACGGCTGGCAGGGATAATGAAAGAGTACAACGTCCTCGGAATGGCATATGACAGGTGGTCGATTGATGATTTCCTGAACGCCTGCAACCGTATCGGCCTCGATGCCTATGTTGACGGGAAGGATGAACCACGGGCCGGAGCATTGCGGCTCGTACCGTGGGGACAGGGATTTAAGGACATGGCCCCGGCTATCGATGCGATGGAGGTTTCAATTCTGGAACGCAAATTATCCCACGATGGCAACCCGGTATTGACATGGAACATATCGAACGCAATGAGCGTCAGCGATCCGGCGGGCAACAGGAAACTGGACAAGAGCAAAACCCGGTTCCGAATAGACGGCGCTGTTGCCCTTGCAATGGCCATCGGACTTAAAAGCCGGGATATGTCGAAGATGCCGGAACCGAGCGCCTACGAAGACCCCAACGCGGAGGTAATGACGTTTTGAGCACCTTACCCAACAAAGAGGATGGCGAATGACTCAACTCCAATTCAGAGGTTGGAAAAGTATCTGCAGGGTTCTCGACGTGAAGGACAAGAGAACCGCGAAGCGTATACTTAAGAAGATGAAATTGTTGAACTATGACGAAAGGACGCCCGTTTTGAGCGTCGAAGCCTACCGGGAAAAAGAAAAAAGTTCATGATGTATGCATTTTGTACCCCTTTTGCTACCATTTTGTACCCCTAATGTACCCCTAATGTACCCCTGACCGCCTTTGATTAAATGAGCATATGCTTGTAACCTGTCCTTAACAGTTTCACCGCTTCTTGCGCAAGGACGGGTGACATGAATTGAGTATAAAAACATGGTTTAAAAACCACTTTTCACCGAAAGCTCGATTATCGGAATATATCCAGCAAAGACTGCTTGAGATTTACGGCGGGGGCTCCACCTCCTCGGGTGTATCTGTCAATTCCGACACCGCGATGCGCCTCATCACGGTTCAAAACTGTGTCCGCGTTCGAGCCGCGACGATAGGGCAGCTTCCTTGCCACATCATGGAACGCTCAGGAAGAATGCGGAACAAGGCCGAGGATTTTTATCTCTATGAACTTCTCCACGATCAGCCCAACTCATGGATGACCTCTGCGGAATTTTGGGCCATGGTCGAAACCTTCATCTGCATGAGGGGCAACTTTATCGCCTACAAAGCACAACTCCCCGGCAGGCCGATAAAGGCACTTATCCCGATCAGTTGGGACAGGGTGACGAAGTGCGAGCAGCACGAGGATTACTCCATAACTTACGAAATCAGTTTCAAGGACGGAAAAACCCGGACATATAACCAGAATCAGATCATGCATATCCGGGGACTTTTGACGCTGGACGGCTTTACCGGCGTCAACCCGATTGAGTATTCCAGGGAGACGATGGGGAACGGAATTGCGCAGGTAAGGCACCTCGGCAAATTCTTCGGCAAAGGGATGAGGCCCGGTGCCGTGGTCAAGCACCCTCTAAACCTCAGTGCCCCGGCACATTCGAACCTCAAGGCCAATCTCAAGGAAAAGATGGCCGGCCTTGGGACCCATTGGGATCTTGTCTTGATCGATGAGGCCATGGATATCGTCTTTCCCGAAATAAAACTCGTCGATCAGCAATACATTGAGTTGATGAAAATGAACGAGGCGCAGATTTGCGGCCTCTATCGTGTCCCCTTGATGCTCATTCAGTCTGGGGACAAAACCCCGACATACGCCAGCGCAGAGCAGTTCATGATCAACTACCTGACCATAGGCGTCACTCCGGACGTAACCAATTACGAAAAGGTAATCCGCAGGGATATTCTGACCCCCGAAGAACGCAAGAAGTATTACGCGAAGTTTGAGACAAAGGCCCTTCTCCGTTCTGCATTCAAGGATCAGATGGAAGGCTTTCGAATAGGCGTCAATACCGAGATATACAGCCCCAACGAGGTAAGGGAATTCATGGATATGAACCCCTACGAAGGCGGCGACGAATACCGGACCCGGACGTCGACAGTGAAGGACAGCAAGGGGGGAAGTGATGAACCTAAAATACAGAAATAGAAAGACCGCCGAGGCCGTGGCGCGATTTTGGAACAAGCCTCTTGATAAACCGGACTGGTTCAAGGTCCAGGCAATCTCCGACGACGAAACCGAGATCATGATCTATGACGTTATCGGCTGGCCCTTCATCAGCGCAGATGATTTTGTCCGGGCTCTGGCAGATATCACAGCTAAGACCGTGACAGTACGTATAAACAGCCCCGGCGGGGACGTTTGGGATGGCATGGCTATCTTCAACGCGCTCAAGACCTATAACGGCAAGGTGGTGACCCGCATCGAGGGTATAGCCGCATCCATGGCCAGCGTGATAGCCCTCGCTGGCAAGGAAGTACAGGCCTACGCCAACACTATGTATATGATCCACGAACCCTACGCTTTCACTGCGGGCAACCAGTATTCCCTCCGTGAACTTGCCGATATCCTCGAAAAAATGTCCGGGCAGATGATCGATATCTACTCCTCGAACGCCTCTCCCGGTAAGCGTGAGATCGCCCAGATGATGAAAGACGAAGCATGGCTGACTGCGAAGGAGGCGAAGGAAAAGGGCTTTATCGACACAGTTATCGACGGCAAGGGTGCAAAAGCCCAGTTTGACCTGTCCATGTTCTCGAACGTGCCGGACGGGCTGGACGGTGGCAGGGAAGGCGGAGAACTGACGGAACGAGAAATAGAGCGAGCCCTGCGGGATGCAGGCGCAAGTCGCTCTTTTGCTAAATCGGTAGCTGTGGGACGCAGCGCCGGCAATGACGGCGATCAGCGGGACGTTGAAAGCCTGAAAAGTAGCATCAAAGCAATGATAACAACATTCCAAGGAGGAAAATAATCATGGATGAGCTGAAAAAACTTATTGAAGCTCTCGGACGGGCTTTCGAGGAATTTAAAGCCGAGAATGACAAACGCATCAAGGAAATCGAAAACGGTCGCAATGACCCGGTTCTCGCTGAGAAGGTCGAGAAAATTAATGCTGAACTGTCGGCCATGTCTCAGGTCAAGAAACAGCTTGAGGCACTGGAAACGGCTGTTGCACGCGGACAGTTCCCGGGTGGCGGGGCATCAGCTGTCGATGTGGCAAAGAAAGCCCACAAAGCGGCTTTCGAGAAATGGTTCCGCAAAGGCACGGGCGAGGCCGAATTGAAGGACCTTCAGATTCAGGCATCGGCATCAACACTGTCGGATCCTGACGGCGGCTTTACCGTTCCCGAAGAAGTTGAGACCGCCATTGACCGGGTGGCACAGACCGTATCAGCAATGCGCCGGATTGCGACTGTCCGGGCAATCAGCACCGATACATACAAGAAACTCGTCAACCAGGGCGGCGCAACGTCCGGCTGGGTAGGCGAGAAGGGCGCACGTACCGAAACCGGAACCCCGACCCTTGCCGAGATAGCCATCAACACCAAGGAACTCTACGCCATGCCTTACGCGACACAGCAGCTCCTGGATGATAGTCGCGTTGACATCGCCGCATGGCTGGCCGACGAGGTTGCCATAGAGTTCAACGAGGAAGAAAGCGAGGCCTTTATCAGCGGCTCCGGCGTGGAGCAGCCCAAGGGCATCGCCGCATACACGATGGTAGCCAACGCAAACTACGCATGGGGCAAGGTCGGTTATATCGCTGGCGGCCACGGGACCCTGCTTAACAATTCGGACAAGCTGATC